ACCCATACAATCTCCTTTTTATTAGCCTAGGATTCCTTTAGGATTCCTACTTCTTGTTATAACCCTACTATTAGCCACATTATCAAAGATATTGTAGTTACGTGTATCGTTATCGTGTTCAATCATCTTTTCTTTAGCTTTCTGCTCATCATCCATTAGTACTCTAATGATATCAGTACTACCAATTAATCTCTGGTATGCTAACCTAGAAGCTTTGATAGCAATATAGTAAGCTACTGTATGTGGGATATCATCGAAATCTAAGTCCCAAACAACATCTACCTTAACAATACCACTAGGAGTAAACTTAAAAGTATTATTTTCCTTGTCGTATAGTTTGTTGTCTTTCATAATGTATACTTTGTTAAAATCACTAGCTTCTACTCTTAAGATACTGCTAGGAATAGCAATGTACCCAGAGGAATCCGCAGTGAGTTCCCACTCATCATCTGTATTACAGTTAAGACCTTCTGTTAGTACTGATCGGCGGGTCTCCGTAAGAATTTCTAGGGCAGTACTCGCCTCATATACGTCTGCAATGTTAGTAGCCGTAGTTAGTGTCATCTCACCAATTGTTTGTAGTGCAATGTTTACACCTTCAAGTTCTGTCATAGAATTTCTCCTTAAATAAAAAAAAGGGCCCCCGAAGGAACCCTTAAATACTACTTAGTCATCAGTAGATAACTTAACAACACAACCGTTGTTTAGAACACCGAAGCCCATAGCGTAGCTAGAAGTCATTAGATCACCTAATTTCTCAGGGATGTAGTTAACCTCAGATTTAATATCAAGTAACTTAACAACACCAACAGCGTTCGGAGTGAACATGTAGATATCATTAGCACCGACATTATTTGATACCATAATATTATGACCAGCAATTTGCATAACCTTGCCTGAATCAATACCACCGTTGTTAGTAGTCATATCCTTATTAACTGCACCAGACTGTACTAGTCTATTGTAGTTCTTAGGAGACATTACTACACTACGGTCACCTGGGATATCATCTTCTTCCATAGCTGTGTCCGCATCGAACAAGCCTGCTAAGATTACATCACCTTTAGTACCATTAGTAGATTGTGCTGCAGTGCCTAAAGTGATAGCTGTTTGTGCAGCTGGCTGACCTTCACCACCGTTAGTATCACCAGCGTTAGCAGTACCTGCTACACAAGCGTCTAACTGAGCGATTACAGCTAAGTCTACAGTCTTAGAAAGACGTCTACCCATTTCTGCAGAGTACTGAGAACGAGTCTCATAGTGCTGCATTGCTTCCTCAAAATTATCAACGAATACTGAAGCGTATTTAAGATCATCAATCTCAATTACACGCTCACCAGCATTGATAAGGTTAGGAGTAATATCAGTACCAGGTACGTGAGTATCGACTGCAGAATCGTACTTACCGATTACTGCGAATGACATTGCAGCATATTCAATAGGAGGCGTTAATTTCCTACCCGTTGTAGCTTCGGTTGTGCTACAACTGCTATATGTTTCCATATAGATTAGACTATATCTTCCTTATACTTATTTAGGTATTGGATAGCATTATTTAGATTACTAGTGTTGTCCTTAAGTAATCCTAAGGCGGTATTACAGTTACTACAAAGTAAACCTCTTACCTTGCCTGTAGTATGATTATGGTCAATACAGAACTTTGTATTATTCCTATGCTCTAATGTATTAGTACAAATAGCACAAGTATCCTTCTGTTCTTTTAACTTTTTATCATACCAAGTGTAATCTACACCATAGTTACGTATTAGTGATTTTTCAATAACGCACGTCTTACACTCTCTTCTATATGAGTGTGTATCGGTGCGTTTATAATAATCCTTTAATGGTTTCTCAGTATTACAAGTAGTACATACCCAGGTCTCAAAGTTCCTGAAGTCCTTACCGTGGGTTAAACAACCACAGTTCTTTTGGGTACTACCACAATCAATACGCCTCTCTACTTCTCTATTACAAGAGTCGCAAGAGAATAAACCATATCTACGCTTTCTTCCTTTACTATCTTTCTTCTTTCCTAAATCTTTTATTAATTCCATAAATGGCCTATTAATTTATTTTGTATAATGACCCCTGTTTCGAGCTACTTAGCCCTACGTATTTCTACTAGTCGTTGAACCACACCTAAAAGGTTTATCGGCTGCTGATTGTCCCTGTGGGAGTTTCCAGCAATTAAGGGGTTGTTTTAAGAGAACCTCATTAACTTGTCGTTAAGCACTCTTTCCTGAGGCAATAGTACGGTTCTGTACTTTACCTAAAAAGATATTTGCTGTCTCAAACGCAGTTAATACTTCGCCTGAGAATACTTTGATCGCTAAATCACGATCTGAGGCACCTGCCGTACGAGTAGTACCGATACCTTGTGAAACATTTGAATAAGCCATTGTTATTTCCTTTAAATTATATTATTGTTATTGTGTAATGTTTAGGCCTTACTGCCTTTGCTAGTACTCATAGACTGAGGGTATCCTTTTGCTTATACCTCAGTATAAACATTAGGGCAACAATATAACCGTACTTGAATAGGTACCCCTGACGAATCTGAGGAGGTAATATGGTGATGCCAAGGCTGACATAAGGTATAGAGGGGGACACCTTAAAGCTTAAGAGAGATGTAAGGCATCAGCATCACCGATGTTTCCCTTAGTATGAACTAAGAGCAACGCGCCTTTGCACTTCGGCCCTAAATGCTGGGTCTCGTGCATATTGTGGGTTAGCCATCTGAGACATCATCTCAGCTTTACTGGCAAAACCGCCTGTTGATCCTACAGAAGAGCTTCCTTTAATTAAATTAGGACCTTTCTCTGCAGCAAAACGGGCGTGTAACCCTTGTATCGCAAACTCAGTAGAGGAGGGACTAGTAAGTGCATTATTAAAGGCACTAATTTCTGATTCGCTCAAAGTATCTTGAGCCCATTGAATCATTTCCCCATACTCACTTTCACCACCAACGAGATTATACATCCCATTAATAGTTGTCTGAGCTAACGCTTCCTGTCCAGAAATATAAGCGTCAACCATATGTTCAGGTATACCAGCATCCTCTAATGCTTTATAGGTATCCTCGGTTAATCCGCCATTCTCTTGATATTCCTGTTCTAGGGCAGTATAATCAATACCGCTATCTGAGGCAATCTGCTTAGCTTCTTCAACATCCGCAGGAGCCTCAGCTACTTCTGTAGGGTCTTCCTGAGAAGATTCCTCAGGCTTACCCATTTTACTCTGTAGATGCTCATAAGCTTTCTCAAGCTCTTCTACAGTTTTGTATTTTCCAGCAAGCATAACCTCTTCATCAGTCTGCAAAGCTGTACTAGTAGCCTCAGCTTTAGAGTCTACCTTATCAATCATTGCTTGATCGTGTTGTGCTTGTTGTTCAGCCTCAGTTAATATTACTTCTTGGCCTTGGTTTTCTTCTTGACTTTTGTTTTCTTCTGACATTGTTCGCCCTCCAGCGTCTTATCCTTAATAAATGTAGAAGCTCTTTGTGCCTCTAACATTCTCTCTTGAGGTGTTTTAGTCATTACCTCTGTATACTGTCTAATTAGCACCTTGTTGCGCTCCCATTTGTTGCATCATTTGTTGGGCCATACTACCACCCATTTGTTCACCAGCGGCTTTACCACCAGATTCTGCTGTAGCTCCCATACCTTGCTGAGATAGTTGCTGCATCATAGCCTGTTGTTGTTCCATCTGGATTTGCTCCTGAGTCTTAATTAAACCCTGAGTTTCAATACCTAATGACGTACCAATCTGCTCAATTACTGCATCTACATTAGTATACTGAGAGAATATCTCAGGACCTAATAATTGCTGTAATGTTTGTGAGAACTGTACAAGTTTATTATAATCGTGACCACGACCTAGTGCTTCTACTCCTGTAACAATAACAGGTTCCACAAGACCCTCAGGGAACTTAACCTTACTGGTAACCATCATTAACTTAATTAATGGTAGTTGTAGTTCCTGTGTAAGAATTGAATAGATACCACCTAAGGCATCCTCTAGTTCACCAGCCATCAATCTGACTTCTTCTGCAGTAACTCTTTCAGCATCACGCCTAGCACTTTCATTCAGTAAGAATGCTGATGCTAGTCGTCTCTGAATATCATTCATTGTTTGGTATGCAATATTCAAGTCGTGAGACTTATCCATCTGTAATGTAGATACATCACTAGCACGTCCTTTAACAATAGCGCCGCTAGATGCTTTAGCTACTGTACTAATTGTAGTTGTCCCTACTGGGTCTACAAAGAATAGTACCTTAGCTGCAGCCGCAGAGGCCTCAACAATACTCATTGATAATGCTTCAAGACTACGTAAGTCACCTAAGTACTGCTCTACAAGGCCACGACCATAATCTTCATTATGTATAGACGTCCAACGTAGAGGCATATAAGGCATATTCTTAGTTGTGTAGGTACCACGGGTGCCTGTAACTTCTTGGTCTAAGGCCTCTTGAAACACGTCCCAAGACTTGCCGTTCCATTTAACCTGCGTAAACAAATCAATACTCTTATCATTAGAACCCTCAGTTGCCATACCCTCGGGTAAGTCATCTGCGCGAACCTGCTCCTTAGTCATTAATTCCTTAAGGGTTCCCTCAGGGCTTCTCTTAACTACATAAGAGTTCATATTGAATACTCTAGTACCGTCACTCTTGTCTCGGTAAACCAAGGCATTACCTGTTGCTACTAAAAGCTTTAGGGCTTCAAATATTGGTACCCGTAAAGCTTCTCTTTCAATTTGGGAAGTCAGACCTCTTTCAAGGTCTGCTAATTTTTCTTGCACTTCCTGGGTTGCCCCAGATTGAGATTGCTCCAACTCTTGCATAGCAATCTTATCAGGTACAAAACGGAAGAATGGTGCATTTGGTGGAAGTAGGCTTAACAGCAGCTTACTCGCCAAATTGTTTACAGCCCGCGCGCCCAAAGATTGGTACGGCGTAGATAGTTTCACCTCCTCTGTATGTGCATTGTCGACTAGAAGTGATGGAATAGTAAGCTCAGTACATTGTTTGGCTCTATCAATCACAGCAGTTCTTTCACTGTCTAATTTAGTCCAACGGGACTTTAAACTTACTCTTTCCATTTCCATATTTACTTACCTGTTTGTACTGCTTTCTTAGCTGCTGTCTTAGTAAGAGGTATCTGTAATCTCTTCTTACCTGTAGCTAATTTCTTTAAGCTCTTGCGACTACCTTGATCATCTCCACCAGGTTTAAACTCTGCTTCCTCTACAGGTGCTGAGGGTGGTGGGGGTGGTGTGGGTGCTGGTGTTTTTGAACTAAATAAATTGCCCATCTTATTCTCCTTGTTCTAGTTGTTTTAAGTGGCGTATTAAATCAATAACACCGTTTCTATACCCTTGGTCATAAGGGCTTATTTCTTTTGTGATTATCCTATCAGGATAGTCTACTTCTAATTGTCTTAGAAGATCTAAGGTTTTAACTGGTAATCTTTCCATCTTAATTCCTTTAATTAGGTACTAGGGTTCTCCTGCTTCGAGTTCCTCAGGATACCTTTCGGTTTCCCCTAGTGTGTTGGGACTTTTAGGTTCCCCATGAGTTCCTATAGGGGTCTGTTTCAGAACGCTAAATGCATCAAAAAGTGTAGTAAAATCAATGATATACATAGAAGTACCCCAGATATTACTTTATCTTTAATACTTAAATCTAAACTGATGCCTGATAAACCCTTACTATGTAAGCGCCACGGTATACTCCATTTTTTTAATCCCATCCCCAGTCTCCTGTCATTCCTGCTGCACTATAATCTGTAACTGTACCCTCAAAGAAATTCTTAAAGGAATCACCAGCTACAATCCATTCAACCCACGGTAGTGGATTATCTTTAATGCCCCAATTAGGTTTAAGTCCTAACATAATTAAACGTCTGTCCGCCAGATGTCTAATGTACGCTTTAACTTCACCTTTGTCCAGACCTTCCACAGGTCCCATCTCATATGCCAAATCAATAACTTTATCCTCCAAGGACACTGCCACTCTGAACATTTCGTAGATTTCTTTTTTGAACTCATCATTAACTACCCTAGGATGTTCATTACAAAACTCTCTAAACAAACGTGACATCCCGACCACGTGTAGAGACTCATCTTTAATTGACCACTCAACTACCTCACACATACCCTTCATCTTACCTTGTCTTTGGTAGTTAAGAAGCATAGCGAAAGCAG